TGCGTGATGAATTGGGCCGCGCAGTCAACCAGACGATCGACACGCAGTTCATCGACCCGGATGCGGCGGCCGTTACTGACGAGGCGCCCGCCTCGATCTTGAACGGCGTGCCGGCGACCACCGTCCCGGCGGGCAGCGACCCGGATTCGATCCGCGCCGGCGCCGCCGCGCTGATGAACGCCATTGCCGGCTCCAACCTGTCGCTGGCCGGCTCGTTCTGGGCCATGTCGGAGCGCACCGCGATCGCGCTGTCGCTGATGACCAACCCGCTTGGTGCTTCCGAGTTTCCCGGTATCAACTTCACCGGTGGCACGTTCCTGGGCCTGCCTGCGTTCGTTTCGGCCTTCGTGCCGGACGACGAGGATGGTGCGGTCATCGCACTGATCAAGGGCGATGAGATCTTCCTGGGCGACGAAGGTGGCCTGCAGGTCTCGATGTCGGACCAGGCATCACTGGTGATGGACGATGCCCCGACCATGAACAGCACCACGCCGACGGCACAGCAGGTTGTCTCGCTGTGGCAGACCAACAGCGTGGCCTTCCTGGTGGAACGCTTCATCAACTGGCAGCGCCGCCGTGCGCAGGCCGTTGCCTGGGCCCGTGTGAACTGGGGTAGCGGTTCGGTTCCGTCCAGCTCGTAACCGAACATCGGCGGGGCCTTCGGGCCTCGTCGCTTTCCAAGAACAGCGAGGTTCACATGAGCAAGGTCGTTATCGTCGGGCGCAGCGGGCGAATGATCACCGTGCATCCGCGTGTGGCTCAGGCGCTTGAGCAGCGCGGGGGTTACATGCGTCGTGACATGGTGGCCCAGCCCGCCTTCGTTCTGCCGCCCAATAAGGCGGCAGCCAAGCCGAATCGGAAACCGAAAAAGGCAACCAAGAAGGCGGCGGCCAAGTCCGCCCAGCCTGACAAGGAAGCATCCGAATGACTGGCTTCTCGCCCCGGGATTTGGCCACGGCGGCCGGCGTGCGCCGACATGGGCCCGACTACCTGAGATTGCTATCCCCGGTAGTGGCGGGGCCGGGGCGAGACGGCTGGCATGCCTTGACCGTGCAGGAGCCTTTCACTGGTGCGTGGCAACGCAACATGGAAGAACGCGCTACCACCGTCCTGACATATCCGACTCTTTACGCCTGCCTCAATCGCATTGCCTCGGACATCGGCAAGCTGCCGTTCGTGCTGAAGTCTGAGGACGAAAATGGGGTATGGCGCGTCGAGAAGAACAATACGGCGTACTGGCCAGTCCTGCGTAAGCCGAACGGCTACCAGATTGCGCAGCAGTTCCGTGCGGCCTGGATGCTGTCCAAGCTGATCCAGGGCAATGCTTACGTGCTGAAAGGTCGCGACGAGCGCCGGGTCGTCAACAGGCTATGGATACTCGATCCTTGCAGCGTTCAGCCGATGGTGTCGGACAGCGGCGAGGTGTTCTACCAGCTCAACTACAGCACCGGGTCGAATCTGCTGCCGGAGAACTACCCGGGCAGCCAGCTGATCGTGCCGGCCACCGAAATCATCCACGATCGGATGAACTGCTTCCACCACCAGTTGATCGGCGTGCCGCCCCTTTGTGCGGCGCACTGGCCCGCGGTTAAGAACCTCAAAATCCTGAAGGATTCAACCACCTTCTTCGCGAATGGCGCCAACCCCGGCGGTATCCTGACTGCTCCATCCGGCATGTCGGACGATGATGCGAAGGCGGTGAAGGAATACTGGAACACCAGCTTCCAAGGTTCCAACGCTGGCAAGGTTGCGGTGATTGGCGCGGACATGAAGTTCACGCCTTTTGCCTTCAAGGCTGCCGATTCGCAGCTGGTCGAGCAGATGCGTTACTCCGACGAGCAGGTGTGCCAGCCGTTCGGCATCCCGCCGTTCAAGATCGGCATCGGTTCGATTCCCGCTGGCATGAAGGTCGACGACATCAACCAGCTGTACTACTCGGACGCGCTGCAGGCGCACATCGAGAGCATGGAAGAGCTGCTCGACGATGGGCTGAGCATCTCTCGCCCGATGGGCGTGGAGCTGGATCTGGAACCGCTGTTGAGGATGGACGTCGGAAAGCAGGCCGAGGTGATCACCAAGCTGACGGGCGGCCCTGTGCTCACACCGAACGACGGCCGACTCAAGATTGGCTATGGCCCTCTGGAAGGCGGCGACACGGTTTACATGCAGCAGCAGGACTACCCGCTCGACCAGGTGCGCCAGAACAAGATCCCCGCGGAGCCGGCTAAAGCCGACCCACCTGCAACGGACAACGACGATACGCCGCCTGACGACAGCGACGAACTGCGCGCGCTGCAGCAGGAGAACTTCATGCACAGGGCCCTTGCGGCCGCGCGAGCCGAGGTGTTCCGCAATGACTGACCCAATCGACTTCGGCAAGGAGATCGGCGGCCTGATCCGCGAAGCGGTGGCGCCGGTGAAGCGCGAGCTGCAGGAACTACGCGAGCGGGCTCCGTTACAGGGCGAACCTGGCCAGAACGCTGAGCCTGTGGACGTCGATGCACTGGCCGACCTGGTGGTGGACAAGATGCTGGCCTCGCCTCGGTTGCTGACTCTGGTCGACCTGGCCACGCACGATGCCGTGTCCAAGCACTTCGAGGCGAACCCGGTCCAGCACGGCCGCGATGCGGACCCGGCGTTGATCGAGCTGGCGGTGAAGGCCGCTGTCGCCGCACTGCCGGCGCCGAAGGATGGCCGTGACGCAGATCCGGTCACCGATGAGCAGCTGGCCGCGCAGGTGACCAAGCATCTGGCCGCCAATCCGCCGCAGGCGGGTGCTGACGGTGTGGGCCTGGCCGGAGCAATGATCGATCGCGGCGGCGAGCTGGTGATCACCACCACCAAGGGCGAGGCGGTGAAGCTGGGCAAGGTCGTGGGCGAGGATGGCCAAGACGGCATCAGCTTCGAGACAGCGACTGGCGAGTACGAGGCGGAGCGTGGGTTCGTCATCAAGCTTGGTGCTGGCGAGCGCCGGACGGAGCTGGTGCTGCCGTACATGGTCCACCGCGGGTTCTACCGCGAGGGCATGGGGATGAAGGCCGGCCAGTCGATCACCCACGACGGTGCGCTGTGGATCGCCAAGCGCGACACCGCGTCGAAGCCGTGCCAGGAGAACGACCAGGACTGGGCGCTGGCCGCGCGCAAGGGCCGCGACGGCAAGGACGGCAAGAGCGTAAGGGTGCCGGCCGAGCCGGTGAAGCTGGGAGCCGGCAATGCTTGAGTTCGTCACCCCCGCTGATGCGCGCGATCAGCTGCGCATCGACAGCGACGCAGACGACCGTTGGCTGGCCCTGTGGATCCCGGCCGTGTCGGCCTCGGTCGCGGCATGGCTGAAGCAGGAGTGGCGGCTGTACGTCCTGCAGCGAGACAGCAGCGGGGTAGTGGTCACGGACAGCTCCGGCACGCCGCTGCCCGTCCTGGACAGCGACGACCTGCCAATCGTGCAGCCGGCGGTGATCGCGGCCACCCTCTTGGAGCTGGCATCGCAGTACCGCTACCGCGAAGGTGAGGGCGACAACGTAGTGCCGAGTGATGCTGGGCACGGCTACGTCCTGTCGCGCGCGGCCACGGCCCAGTTGGCGCCCCTGCGTCGTACGACGGTGGCCTGATGAGCAACGTGGCGGCGGGTGACCTGAGGCATCGGGTGCTGATCCAAGAGCAGATGACGACCCGGGACAGCGATGGTGTAGCGCAGACGGCCTGGGTCGATGTGGCCACGGTGTGGGCATCGGTTGAGCCGCTTTCGGCTCGCGAGTTCATTCAATCCGGGCAGACCCAGGCGGCGGTGACCGCGCGCATCACCATCCGGTACAGGCCGGGCCTGCAGGCATCGATGCGGCTGGTGCACCGCGGGCAGACCTTCAACATCGCCGGGCTGCTGCCGGACAAGGCTTCCGGCCTGGAGTACATCACCATCCCCGTGTCTGCCGGCGTAAACGACGGCCAATGACTGAGATCGACCTCCTTGGCCCCGGCCCGAGCGCATCGGCAAGCCTGGCCGAACGTCTGCGCGGCCGACGGGTTGGCGTTGTCGGCAACGCGTACCAGCTGGCGCCATGGGCCGAGTTCCTGGCTGCCAGCGATCGGCAGTGGTGGGACAAGTACACGACCGCGCGCGAGTTCGCTGGCCAGCGCTACAGCAGCCACCGTATCGGCGGAGTCCTGCAACTGGCCGGCGCGCAGACCAATTGGAACAGCGGTGTGCTGGCGCTGGCAGTCGCGGTCCATCTCGGCGCGACGCTGGTGCGTCTGCACGGCTTCGATCTGCACGGCACGCACTTCTTCGGGCCGTACTCCAACGGGCTGGCCAACACGGCGCCGGCGCGGCGCGAGGTGCACAAGCAGCAGTTCGCCCAATGGGCGACCTGTAACCCCCATGTCCGGGTCGTGAATTGCACCCCCGGCTCAGCTCTCAGGTGCTTCGAATTCGATGAACAGACTGCCGCTTAACTCGGTGCGCGGCCGCATCCGCGCCTACATCGAGCGTCACGCGGGGCTGCTGGGCGAAGACGTACTGGAAGTCGGCAGCCGGATCCATGACCCCTCAGCGTGGTGGTGCACGAACCGTGACCTGGCCACCCGCCGGTGGACGGGCATCGACATGCAGGCCGGCGACGGCGTCGACCAGGTGGCCGACATCCACGACCTGCCGGCGGAATGGTCGGGCCGATTCACTGGCATCGTGTGCTCGGAAGTGCTGGAGCACGTGGCCAGGCCGTGGCTGGCGCTGCCGGAGCTGCGCCGTGTGCTGCAGCCGGGCGGCCTGCTGGTGATCACCACGCTGTTCGCCTTCCCGGAGCACGGCTATCCGGACGACTACTACCGGTACAGCCGCAGCGGCCTAAGCCTGCTGCTGGTGGATGCGGGCTTCACAGAGATCACCACCGAGTACGCCGGCGAGGTGCCGATTGAACTGAACGACCACGGCGAGCGCGGCCTGGCCCGGCGGTCACTGCCAATGCACACCTTCGCGGTGGCGCGATGCTGACGCTGCTCACGGCCACCGGGGCCCGGCCGGCCGCATGGGCGCTGTGCGAGCGCTGGATGGCTCGACAGGACTATGCGGGGCCGGTGCGCTGGATCATCGTGGACGACGGCGTAGAGCCGCAGCCGGTGACCTTCCGCCGCGAAGGATGGCAACTGATCCTGGTGCGTCCGTCCCCGCACTGGGCGCCTGGCCAGAACACGCAAGCGCGCAACCTGCTGAAGGGGCTGGCCGCGGTGGACCGCAAGGACAGCTTGGCCATCATCGAGGACGACGACTGGTATTCGCCCGACTGGCTGACCACCGTCGATCGCGCCCTCAGCCGTGCCGAGCTGGTCGGGGAGCACCGCGCCCGCTATTACAACGTGCAGCAGCGCCGGGGACGGCAGCTGAACAACACCGGCCATGCCAGCCTCTGCAGCACCGCAATGCGCGGTAGCGCGCTGGTGGCGTTCGCGGAAGCCTGCAAGGCACGGCCCAAGTTCATCGACCTGGAGCTGTGGCGCCGACCGCACCGCCGCCACCTGTTCGACGGCCACCGCGTGGTGGGAATCAAAGGGCTGCCCGGGCGCGGCGGGATCGGCATGGGGCATGACGAGAGTTTCAGCGGCCAGGCTGATCCTGATGGCGCGCTGCTGCGGTCCTGGGTGGGCGAAGACGCCGAGGTATACGCGTGAAGGTTGAATTCAACATCGTCGGCATTCCGGGCATCATCCGCACCCTGAACAGCCTTCCTGCAGAGGTCGTGAGCAGCAAGGGCGGCCCGGTGAAAGCTGCACTGGCACGCGGGGCGCGCCTGATCCGCGACGAGGCCAAGGCCAATCTGGAGCGTTCCATCGCTGTGCGGGGCGCCGACTCGACGGGCACCACGGTGCGGTCGGTCATCGCCAGCCGCGGAAAGGCCCCAAACGACGGCAACGGCGAGCGGTATCTGGTCCGCGTCAAGAAGCGCACCTTCGAGAACGCCAAGGGCTTCAGGACCAGCACGCTCATGACCGCGAACCTGATGGAGTACGGCTCAGCGCATCAAGCCGCCGAGCCCTGGCTTCGGCCGGCTGTGGCATCGCGCGGTCAGGAATCCATCGAAGTGATGGTCGCTGAGCTGCAGCGGCGCTTGGAACTGATCGTGCGGCGCTTGGCGGCGCAGAACGGAGGGCAGCGCTGATGTTCCCCAAGGTGTATCGCACGATCCACACGACGGCGGTGGCAGCCATCGTGGATACCCGCATCGGCCGGCATGGGGAGGTATCCCAGACCGAGAAACGGCCCTACATCACCTGGCAGATCGTCAGCGGGCAGCCTTACGACAATCTCAGCAGCGCGCCGGGCGGCGACTTCACGACGGTGCAGCTGGACTGCTACCACGCCACCGACGCCGGCGCGGAGCAGCTGGCGGTCGCGGTGCGAGCCGCGCTTGATTCGGCGCTTATCTGCAACCGGGTCGTGCTGAACCGACGCGACCCCGACACCAAGCTCTACCGGGTCGGCATGGAAGCCGACTTCATCGACCAGCGCTGAGCCGCTGGCAACACCACCAACCCAGCCGCCGCAAGGCGGTTTTTCTTTGACCAGAGGACTTTGCAATGACCGAGGGCGTGATCAAAACCCAGGGGTCCGAGCTCTTCACCGTGGACAAGCTGAGTGCCAGCACCGCCTCGGTCCTGAAGTTCGAGTGCCCCACTGGCATCACCGGCCTGGGCGGCGCTGCCGACCAGATTGAATCGACCTGCTTGGATACGCGGGGCGACAAGGAGTTCGAAGGCGGTCTGGGCAATCCCGGGCAGGTCGCACCAGATCCTGTTCGACCTCAAAGAATCGCGCGAGGTCATCCCGTGGCTGATCGGCCTGAGCGACGGCGTTGCCGTACCGACGTTGGATTCCAATGACGAGTTGGTCGCCCCGGCGTCGCCGCTGCGCACGTCTATCAGCTTCCGCGGCTACGTGTCGGATCTGAACATCGACATCGCCACCAACGAGATCGTGCGCGGCACGCTGACGATCCAGCGCAGCGGCAGCGTCATGCCCTACTGGAACGGGCCGTACTCGGCCTAACGGCTTTCGAACCACCTTTCGGGGTGTCGGCTCTGCGCGCCCAGCCGTCGCGTACCCGGCACCCCACCTTCTGAGAACGGCTGATGGACAAGACCCGAATTCTGACAAGCATTGCCCCCATTCCGCGCGAAGTGACCTTCAGCGACGGCACCACCGAGAAGGTCTACTTCCGGCAGGCAAGCGCCGGACAAGTGCGGCTCTGGCGCGCGGCGGAGGCTTCCGATGATGACGACGAGCGGTGCTTCGCGATGCAGCGGCTTGTTGCAGCGAGCCTGTGCGACGCCGACGGAAAGCCGGTGATCACGGAAGCTGAATCCCAGAACCTCACCTCGTCGGGCCTGACGGATCTGTTCCCCCACGTCATCGCCGTCGCGGGCATTGGCACTGACCAAAAAAAATCCTCGCCGAGCGTGGACGCGAGTACTTCAGCTGCATCCTAGGCCTCGCGCTCGGCAAAACCCTCGG